TGTTCTGTCCCACTCAAGCGGCCTTTTTTTTTAAAACTTTTTTTTTTTTAATTTTCTTTTCCCAATCCAGCTCCCGGGTCCCAAAAAATACCCCCCTCCCCGGGAAGGCACGCCGGGAAAAAGAAATCACTCACCCATGATGCCATCACCACTTCAATGTCTGCCAGGTCCTTGAAATACGGGTCCGTGCATTTTAGGGAAATGGTATAGTCACGCACCACGCCCGTTGTGGCTCCCGGCAGGATGTTTTCAACCTCATAATCAATGGTCTTGGCTTCCCCGTCCTCTATGTACTGCATGGTCCCGATCCGTTTTATGGGGAACGTGCGGTATAAAAGGTTTCGGTTCTCCTTATAGTCCCCATCCATTTCCACGGTCAGCACAATGTTTCTTTCCTTTGCCGTGGCTCCCTGGTAGGTGCTGCCGTCCGTGGTGGTGTTCTCGCTTGTTACCACGTTGCTTTCTATCCCGTATATGCCCTCTATGTCTACCAGGTGGAACGGGGTAAACCCGTCCCAGGTAAAGGTCAATGCCACGTTCTTATCGCTTGTGCATATCACTTTAATGTCCGACACTGGATTTACCCCCTTTGCATCCTTAAAATCATGGCCCTGGTCTGTAGCCTGGTCTGTCTGCCCACCTCATAAGGACTTAACGCCTTTGGGCTTGTTATATTCACATTCTGTACATATCCACCGCCGCCTTTTCCGGCGTTCTCCATGGCGTGGTTCCTTGCTGTCCCCGTAAGCGGCGTTACAACCGCCTTTCCGTTTACCATGCTCAAAAGTTCCGGGCCGGCTTCCGCCACCATGGCCTGGCCCTCCCTCAATACGCCGCCCTTTGCCAGTCTTGGCAATGACAAGGTGCTTATCTTCCCCAGGGAAACGCCCGGTATCTCATTGATTACATCAATCACACCGTTAATCATGCCTATGAATTTATTTACCACGCCCTCTATGGTGGAAAGGCAGCTATTGATTGCCGATTTAAAGGCATCCCCAACGGCGGAACCGATTTTCACGCCCACGTCCACAAAACAGCCCTTGATTTTCTCCCATAGGCCAGAAAAGAACGAAACCACGTTTGAAAATGCGTTTACCACGCCCTGGTATGCGTTTTGGAATGTGGTTGAAAACCAGGATGCCACGTTTGCAAGGGCGGACTTTATTTCCGTCCATCTGGCACCGAACCAGGAACCGATTGCCGCAAATACACGGGTCACGTTGTTGTAGGCATTGGTGAACATAGTGAGGAACCACGCCGCCACCGTTGCCAGGGCGTTCTTTATATCGTTCCAACGTGCCCCAAACCAGGAACCTATGGCCGCAAATACACGGGTCACGTTGTTGTAGGCTTCTGTGAAACGGTCCTTGAACCACTGGCCCACGCCTTTAAAAATCGACACAATCCCGTTCCATATGTCTGAAAAGATTTTCTTTACATTAACGCCGAATCCCTCAAAAAATCCTATAATGAAATTCACCACGGCCTGGATGATATTTTTTGCAAAATCAATGGCGTTCTGCAAGGCATCCTTTATGTGTGAAAAGAATCCCTCAAAATCTCCGCTTAAAAGTGCCGTGAACGCCTGGATGATATTCGTCACGAACTCAACCACGTTCTTAATTGCTGACATGATAGGCTCCGCTGCGGTAATGATTCCGTTCACTATGGAACCGATATATGTAAGGATGAACTCAAAAACTGGCTGTAGCGCATCCAACAGCTTCATAAACGCTTGCTTTATCTGCTCTATGATGGGCTTTATCTTTACCCACATATCAGAAAATGCTTGCTTCACCTTTGCCAGGGCATTGTCCACTTTTTCCCTAAATTCATCATTCGTTTTATAGAGTGACACAAACCCTGCTGCCAGGGCGGCAATGGCGGCAATGGCGATTCCCACCGGCCCGGTAAGCATGGTAAGCACTTTGGCAATGCCGCCCCCTGCCCCCAATGCCCCTTTCAGCTTCACGGCCACGCCGATTATCTTTGAAATCCCGGTGGACATTTTTCCAAAGGCGATTAAGGTCGGTCCGATTGCCGCCACTACTGCGGCAATCTTTATGATGGTCTGTTTCTGGCTCTCGTTTAGGTTCTTGAACCAGTCCGAAAATTCCTTTATCTTATCGGTCACTTTCTTTATTGTGGGCTGCAACGTGTCAAGCAATGTCCCACCTAAATCAATGGCCGTATTTTTCAACTGATTTACAGAAATCTTTATTTTGTTGCTTGTGGTGTCCAGTTTGCCAAAGGCCGTTTCCGTGGCCCCTGCGCTGCTCCCCATCTGCTCCACGGCATCATTCAGCTTTTCCGCATTGTCCCACAACACGTTTGCCGCTTTCCCGGCTTCCGCACTTGAAAACATATTGGAAATGCTTGTGCCGCTTGCATATGCCTGTTCATCCAGGATACTTAGAACGTCTGTAAGGCTCCACCCCTGCTCCATGGCTTCCGCCATAGTAAGGCCGCCCTCCTTGATATGTGACGTTCCCTCGGCAAACGCCTTGGCCGCCGTGCTGCCCTGCTTCCCCAGTTCATTCAACATACTGTTTAAATATGTGGTGGTTTCCGCCGTTGCGATTCCGTTTGAGGTCATCACGGCATAGGCTCCGCAAAGGCTGTCCAGTTCCACGCCCTGGGACTTCGCCGTTGGTATCACCTTTCCCATTGCGCTTGACAGTTCCGCAACGGTTGTCTTGCCCAGGTTCTGTGTCTGTATCAGCATATCGGAAACGTCCGTCACCTTTTCCGCTTCCATCCCGTATGCGTTCATAATCGTGGTGAGGATGTCCAGGGCATCCCCACTTTCGGCAAATCCGGCTTTGGCAAGTTTCGTGGCATTGGAAACGAAATTGACGGCATCCCCGGTGGACTGCCCGGCAGAAATGGCGTTGTAAACATTGTCCGCAATGTCCGTGGCGGCTATCCCCGTTTCATCCGACAGATTCAAGATTGCCGCTTCCAAATCCTCTATGGGGACTTCCGTTTCATCCGCAATGGTGGAAACCTTTGCCATGGCATCTTCAAAACTGCTTGCCATGGTTCCGGCTGCCACCCCTGCCCCCGTAATGGCCGTGGTGACGGGCAACATTTTTTTGCCCAGGTTGGTTGACGTTTCCCCAATCTTCCCAAAGGCGTTCCCCACCTTTTCCAGGGTGATATTGCTCTGCCTGGCTTCCTCTTCCAACCTTTTCAATGATTGTTCGGTTGCTTCAATCTCACGTTTTAAGGCACGGTATTGTTCCTCCGAAACCTCGCCCCTTTTAAACTGTTCTTCCACCTGGGCTTCCGCCGTTTTCAGAACGTCCAGTTTTTCCTTTGTTTCACTTATGGCCTTGGAAAGAAGTTGCTGCTTTTGTGCCAGGGCTTCCGTGTTTTTGGGGTCCAGTTTCAACAGCTTTTCCACTTCTTTTAGTTCTGCCTGGGTGCTTTTTACTTTCCCCTCTACGCCGGAAAGGGCCTTTTCAAGTTTTGTCGCATCTCCGCCAATCTCGATTGTTATGCCTTGTATGTTGTTTCCGCCTTTCCTCGCCATAGCATCAGCCCCCTTTCCTCTTGAAATTCTTCCGCAAGCCCTCACGGTCCGGCTTGGTCTGCTCCATACGCCAACAGTTTTTCAGATATTCCCGGCCCTCTTCTGTCCTGGAATTTTCAAATATCATTGCTTCACGCATAAAGAAAAGATAGGTGTCAATCTCCATTTCCTGGACCGTGTATATATCCACATGGCAATAGTCCATCACCAGTTTTTCCGGGCGTGTAAGCAATGTGTACGGTATCTCTTCCCCTTTATCCTGGCGTGGATAAAAGGGAATGGTTAGTTTGGGTTCATTTTCAGTTCGTCCACAAACTCCATATAGGCTTCCAGGATTGCCGTACACTCTTCAATGTCGTAATCCTCCAGGTCCTTTTCCGTGACCCTCACCTTTGCCATATTATTGTTAAGGACCGCCGCCAACAGTCTGTAAATGGCTTCTGTGTCCTCCACTGTGGCGTTTTCCTCTTCCATGCCCTGGATTTCCTTAATGGCTTCAAAGACTTGTTTCTGCGGCATCCTCACAATGATTTTCTTTCCTTTTTCCACCACGTTCCCGTCCTTGTCCGTCTTATCTTTCAGCGTGAACGGCCAGAACGTCCTTTTCAGCTTGTTGCAATTAAATTCCTTTACTGCCATGCCCTCATTCTCCTTTCATGGAATAAGCGGCCTGGGGGCTTCTCCCTGGCCGCTCTTACGGTCTTATGCTCCGCCGCCGGGTTCCTCTTCTGTGCCTTGTCCCCCTCCGCTTTCCGGTCCTGCCGCTTCCTCTGTAACGTCCATATCCTCTTCATACAGAATAAGCGTGCCCTCCTTGTCCATGGGCTGTGCCTTGAACTCCGCATCAATGACGGTTTCGCTGTCCTTGGCAAAGGCAATGGTAAATCCGGCCTGGTTGTTTCCAACGATTGTTACCCTCACGTCCCCGTCCACCGGGTCTTTATGCACAAAATGGAGAACATACTTCTTTCCGTCCGCATTGCCGATTCCTCCAATCTTCACAATGCGTTTCTTCCTGGCCTTGTCCTCCGTGACCCTTGCCGTCTGGCATAACTTCTGTAAGGTGGTTCCGCACCAGGTCATAATCCCGGATTTAAGGGTTGCTTCCTCTTCCGTGATGATTACTTTGGAAACCTTGCCCATATCGTCCTTGGCTTCATAGAAAGAGGGCGCATACTCGATTTCTGCGCCGCCCTTGATATGCCCCAGGCGGTTTTCCTCTTTTTCCAGTTCCTCATTTGTCGGCAGTTCCTTGTCTGCCCCCATGAACTCCGTACAATACAAATCGCCGGAACCCAAAACAATGCTTTCTTTGTTCATGCTCTCTTCGCTCCTTTCGTCTTGGTAAGCAATCCCTTTACCTCATAGGCCGTTTGGAAGCACTCTTCATCCGGGATAGGGGCAAGGTACATTTCATATCCCACATCCGGGAAAATCTCTGCTTCCATCTTTCCGGCCAGGTCCTCCCGTTCTTCATCATCCGCCACGGTATACAATTCCAGGTCAAAATCCCTTGCCTTTAAATTGTTTAGGTTGTCCGCTCCCCTGCCCGTGTCATGCGGAAGCATATAGACCATATAGGGAAGCGGCGGCACCGGGTCATCAACGGTTCCCTCAAATTGGTTCTTCGCAAGCGGTATTCCGTATTTTACAGAAAATTCCTTTGCCCTCTGCACCAGTTCTTCAACCCCCACGCTATCCCCTCACTTTCTGCGCTATCTTCTGTACGGCCAGTTCCCCCAGGGTGTCATTTACGGGGCCAACGTGTTCAAATGCCCTTACCCTGCCGCCATTCCTCGATTGGTGGCCTTTTTCCAGTAAATGAATTATCTGGTAATGGTTCTTGTTATGCACGGAATAGCTGTTTATTCCCGTTATAACGGATGCCCGGCTTGTCCTCTGGTCATATGTCCAGTCCTTTGCATATCTCCCGGTCCGCTTCGTGTATGGTCCGCCTTTTTTCAATTCCCCTGCCGCCATTGCCGCCAGTTCCTCAAATGTTTCGTTTGCCGCACGCTTTACGGTATTTTCGTTCCATTCCTCCAACTGTGACATTATGGCATCCCCCAGGCCGTCAATGGATGTCCTCAATTCTTACCAACCCTTTCCCCGGCGTAAAGTTCAATCTTCCCGTCACTCTTGGGGCCGTATGTCCGATAGACGGCCAATGTCCTGCCGTCCACCATGATTTCCGTCTGCCCCTCATATTCAAATCCCCAAACCTCAACCATCATGGATGCCTTGAAACTCTTCTGTCCTGCTGCCGTAAATTCATCACGGCCTACCGGGTGTATGGTCCCATAGGCTTCCTTTTCCAGGTATTCCTTTTGGTTCTTCTTAACCAACAGCTTCACTATTGCTTCGATTGTAGCCACCGCCCTTTATTTTCGTGCAAATCATGTTATAGGATTCCATCAGCTCCTTGTGGTTGGCCGGGTGCCCAAAGTTGGCATCCGTATAGAGTAAAGCGGCTTCCACAATCAACGGGTCCTTTATGTCCTCCGGGTCTAAGTATGACGGATGCACCCCTATCCGCTTTAGGTCTGCAAGGGCAACCTCTACCAGTTGCCCCACGTCCCCGTCCAGGGCATCCTTTGACATTTTGCGAATCCTCAATTTTGCCCTGGAAATCAGTTCTTCCTTTGTCATGCCCTGCCGCCTTTCCTGCCGCCTACTTTGCCGCCGGGTTCTTTACACGGATGAATCCATTCTTGGCAACCACGTTTCCGCCCATGAACACGTCCGCCCGGTAGGCAATCTGGCCCTGCTTGAATTTATAATGCTCGGATTTCCTTGCATCAATATCACTGAAAATAGCCACCTCATAATTGGACAACGGCCCGTATGCCATGGCATATGTCCCGGCGGTGCCGCCAACCTCTCCGCAAGCGGAATTGATGATATAGGGCACTTCGTCAATAGTCCCCGTGTTGCCATGGTTCTTGATTGTGTATACCTTGCGGCCCTGCTTGTCACGCAACTTTGCGAACTTTTTAAGGTCCTTTTTGTTGAGGATAAGCACGGCAATGTCCTCCACATCTTCATCACCGCCGTAAGAATAAATGATTTCATCCAGGGTCCCGTCATCAATGGCCGTAATCGTGGCAATGTCCGTGGCCGGGTCAATCACCTGTTCTTTTTCCTCTGTGGGGTTGTAGAAGATGCCACGGAACTTTCCAGTGCCGCCCGGCCCCACTAAAATCTGTCTGGAAGCGTAACGCTTGATTGCACGGGTCACGCTGTCCTCCACCACGGCATCATAATCCGCATCCGGCAGCTTGACCATTTCTTCCGGCTCTTCGGCATAGGCCGTTATCTTCTCCCGTACAATCTCCGCATAGTTAAATTCCGGCTCGGAAGCGTTGTAGTCCGCTCCCTCCGTTGTGCTTCCTGCCCCGTCCCCATAGGAAACCACATAAGGCCGCTTGTAGCTTTCGCCGCCCGGAAGCGGAACGGTATGCACCCGGTCAATGAGGGAAGATACATTGTTGAACGTGGGGGAAATGTCCGGGCTGTCATGCTGCGGCATCACGATCCCGTTGGCGGTGGAAAGTGCGTTCCTGGGGCTTGCCAAAGCCTTTGCCTTATAGGTTACTTTCTTCCCGTCCTTTAACGCCCTGCCGCTCTTCGCCCTGGCCTGGTTCTTCGGCTCTCTGCTCCCCTCTCCGGCTCCCGGTTCCTCTGCCCCCTCTTCCGGGTCCGCCGTCCCTGCCGCCGTGGCCGCCGCCATCAGTTCTTCCCTTACCTTGATTTCATCCAGGATTTCACCAATCAGACGGGCTTCGTCCATGGCATCCGTCAATTCCTGGCCGGAAAGTGCCTGGGCTTTCTTCCCCAGGTCCGCCACACGGCTTTTAAGTTCCTTTTTGGAAAGTTTCATCAACTCTTCTCTTGTCATTGCTCTATTCTCCTTTCTTACTCCCTCACCTTGCCATGTACTCCATGGCAAGTGAAACAATCTCTTTCCGTCTTTCCTGCTCCCCGGTGTCCTGCTGCCCTGCCGCTCCCTCCGGCTCCAATATCTCCTTTGGCGCATTATGGCAATACAGTTTCGTGTAATCCTGCACCGCTGCGGCAATGGTGTTTTCCTCCCCCACCTTTACCCGGAAATATTCCGCCGCCTGGCTCCCGTTCAGCCACGTTTCCGCTTCCATCAGCCCTTTCACCGTTTCAATGTCCACGCCCTCCGCCAGGTGTTCGGCGTAAATGCTCCAAATGCCGCTTTCCACGGCATCCAGGGTTTCCGCCATCTTCCTAAGTTCCGTGGCGTTCCCCTCGCATCCTGCCCATGGCTTGTGAATCATCAGATAGGCGTTTGACGGTATGGTGGGCATATCGCTGTCCGCAAAGGCAATGACGGAAGCAATGGACCCGGCCAGTGCATCCACATGGACGGTTTTCTTTCCCTGGTATCTTTTCAGCATATTGTAAATGGCAATCCCGGCGAATACCGAACCGCCGCCGGAATTGATGTATATGTTTAAATCCTTTCCCCCTGCTTCCGCCAGGAAATTCTTTATCGCTTCCGGGTACTGGTCCTCTTCCTGCCAGGCTCCCCACCAGTCCGAAACAATGTCCCCGTAGAAATACAGGTCCACGGTGGTTTCCGTTTCGTTCTTGAACTCATAGAACCTTTCCACGGTTGCGTGTGCCCCGTCCCGGCACGCCATAAATCTTTTCTTTGTCCCCGGCATCCTCCTAACCCCCTTTCATGGCCGTAAAATAAGCACGGGCCGCCGCTTCCATTGCCCGGCGTTGTCTGTCCTGCTGCCCCGGCGGCGGTTCCCCATCTCCGCCCTGCTGCCCGTCCTGCCCCACCTGGTAAAGGCTCTGGTCCCCGGCTTTTACATAGTTCAGCGAAACCATACGCACGTCCCCGTCCTCCGTTGGCGGATAATACATAAGTGCCCGGTACTCGTTTATTGTCATGGCTCCACGGTCAAACATATTTCCGCCGATTGTGTCCCTGGTCTGCAATGTGGCATACTGCAAAAGGTTGGCGGTGAACTCTATCTTGTTTCCATACCCTATTTCCCTTGGCGTAAGAAGTTTAAATGTGAACTCATACCCCAACTGGATTGCTATAGGCTCAACCACGTTTTCATAAAATGAAATCCATTCCTGGTCTGAAAGGGTGGAAGTCAGCACCTTTTCATTCACGCCGTAATATCTGTACACGTTGTCACGCAAGAAAGTAATCTGTGCGGTGGGCAACGGCGTTGTCTTTGTGTTGATTTCATGGAACTCGTATGTGCTGTCCAGTGCCGCAACTCCCCCGGCGTTGGAAGCGTTCATGTATGATTCCTGAAACTCCCTGGCCTTTTCCTTTAGTTCCTTGTCATCCGCAAGGTTGCTATATTTCAGATAGCCGGAAAGGCTGTTTGAATGGTTCACAATGTTTTTAATCATTTCCCCGGACGTTTCCACAAGGTCCAGGCTCCGCTTTAACTCAATGTCCGGGGATGTCCCCAGGAACCGCTTTTTGTTGTACCTTGCCTTTATGTGGATGACGTTCTGGTAAGGCACCGTGTACGTTTCCCCGTCATAATCCAAACGGAAGCGGAATAGGACGTTGTGGCGGTCATCCTCGAAAATGCGGTAACTTTTCGTTGTAATTGGCTGTATGCTCGTTACCCTTGTAAAATCCTCATTGTAGAAAATCACGGAAAAGGAATTGGAAGTATAAACCAAATCGGATGCTATGCGGTAAAGGAAATCATAGGTTGACATTTCCGGGCATGGCCGCAATGTCAAAAGCCTTGCCAGGTAGTCATTTTTCACCGTCAGCCCTTTTTCATCCTTTCGGATTACCTGGGGCTGTAGCTTCCCCACGTTCTTTGCTATGGCATCCGCTATGGCCCCTACAATGTCATTGTCCCGTAAGGTTCCCGTTGGCACATATTCCCCACGGCTCAATAAAAGCGGTCTGTACTTCGCCCTAAAGGCTCCGAATACGTTTGCAATGATTCCCGTACTATTACCCCCTTTCCTCAAAAATAGGCCCATGGAACACGCCCATGGACCCATTGTAAATATTTTCGTGTTGAAATTCTGACCCACTTTAAAATCCTGCTGCCGGATGCCCCCTATGCGGCTTCGTTCAACAGCTTCTTTCCAATCTCGCTATGGTATTTTGAAACCATTGTCATTGCATCAAAGACAGAAACCGCCCCGTCTATCCTCAAACGCTTCTCAATCTTCACGGGCTTCATGCGGCTGTCATTCATGTTGATTTCCACGGCCACGTTCAAAAGGTGGGATGCCAAAAGGGTGTTGTCCCCCAGGTTATACTTTCCGTCCTTTAAATCCCCCTCGAATTGGTGTAGGATAGGCGTTAGGTTGGTCCCCTGGTAAACGTCATCCGTCTGGAACCCGGCCATTTTAAGTTCGTCTATCAGATACCCGGCCATGTATCGGTCATAGCCTATTTTCAGAGGGCGGATTTTATAAACCTTTACCAGTTCTATAAACCATTTGTAAGCGTCCTTATAATCCACCTGGTTTTCCCCGGATATTTCCAGGAACCCCCGTTCCCGGTGCAAGTTGTATGGCACGTTATCTTCATTCACAGCCACTTCATACCGTTTCTTTGGCATATAGAACTTTGTTATGACGTTCCATTTCCCGTTCTTCCAGATAACGATTGATGCCGCCGTAAGGTCCGTTGTGCGTGAAAGGTCTATTCCGCCCACGCAATAACAGCCCCGGAACTGCTCCAAAGTAAGGTGTATGTCCTCGTTTACGGCTTTCATCACGTCCCAATAGTCAAGCCATGCCACACTGGAATTCTGCTTGATATTGCAATACTTTGTGAGGAACTCCACTTTCTTTGATAGGGATGCCCTGGCAATCTCTATCTGCTCAATGTAAAATTCCTCCGTCACGGAAACGCCCAGGTTGGGATTGCTCTTTTTCAGTTCTTCCAGGCTGTCCCACTTCTCTATATCGTCAATCATGTAAAGGAAAGGCAGAATCCGGCTTTCCTTGGAATTGCCCTTTAGGAATGACGTTGCACGCCGCATCAGTTCGTCATATACCCCGTCATTTATGTACCCTGCCGTTGATATGGACAATATAAGCGGCTGCTTCCTGGCCCCCAGGGCGGAAGTCATTACTTCGTACTGCTTCAACCCCTGGTCCCCCGGCCAGGCTTCCATTTCATCATTGACAACCATCTGCGGATTGAAACCGTCTGATTTTTTGGAATTAAAGGCAATCTTCTTGATGCTTGTGTTAAATTCCTTGATGTAAATGTCGCTCCGGCGTTTCTTCGTGATGCTTTCCAGTTCGTCATCCGCCTGGACAATCTGGTAAAACGCATCATACACAAGGTCCGCCTGGTCCAGTTTTGGGGCAAGGAAATAAACCTTTGCCCCATACTCCCCGTCTATATACGCCATGTATGCCGCTATGGCGGCGGCGAACAATGTTTTCCCGTTCTTACGGGCAACGACAATAAAAACCTCCCTAAACTGCCTGTACCCGGTCTTTTTGTCCAGGATTCCGAATATGGCACTTACAATGGCTTTCTGCCACAATTCTAATTTCAATAAATCGTTACGGCCCTCGGAATGGTGGCAAAAGTTTTCTATGAAAGTTATGGCCTTGTCGGCCTTTTCCCCGTCAAAATCCCACTTGCCACTTTTTAGGCCATCCACAAGGATTTTATAGATGGTCTTTATCCACTCGCCTACTGTCACGGTGCCGTTTTGTATGGCATCCCAATACTGGAAGATATAATTATTTCCCATTCCTCAACGCCGCCAATCTGCTTATGTTCTTTTTCTCCTTGGGCGGCAGATATTCAATAAGCGTGTGGATTATGGCCGTATACTGGCGTGAATATTTTTCGTATATCGTGGCGGACGGGTGGGCCTTTACAAACTTCTGGGCGGCGTTCACCGTTTCCGTTGTAAGCCCCTCTTTTTTCAGTTCTTCCTTTGCCTGGAAGCACGCCACTTTCAGAAACGCCGCTTCCTCTATCAGCGAATTTACCAGGTTTTTCTTGTCCTCATCATCTATCCCGTCAAACATTGGCTTTAAGAAATCTATCTCTTTCTTTATCCGGGCCGGTGTGATTTTGTTCGCTCTTCTCTTAGGTTTCGTGTCGGATTTCTCTTTATTTTCATCCAGTTTTTCCGCCTTTTTTGGCGTGTCGGTTTTCTTCGACTTACTTAAAGAAGATTTTTTCTTTTCCTCCATGTTCATCCCCCCTCATATGCGTGCGACCCTGCGGAGTTTTTTTGAGGTAGCTCCCTCGGTTCTTCCGTCCCCTCCAAAATTCTGCCCACCGGGGGGCGTACCCTCTCCTTTTCTCCTGGCGGCGGCAGCAGGTTCCCGTTTCCGTCAAATCGGTAACGTGCGGCGTGCTTCGCCTTATGCTCTTTGTTGTGGCAATCCTCACAAACCAATTCCAGATTGTCCAGGGCAAGCGTTACCCTGGCATCATGGATATTGCCAGGCGTTATATACTTCTTGTGGTGGACAATCACACCGGGAACGAAACGCCCGGCGGCTCTGCACCGCTCGCACAATCCGTTTGCACGCTTGATTGCTGTCTGCCTTGCTTTCTTCCAGGCATCCGACTGATAGAAACTCTTTGCATATTCTTTCAACTGCTGCCACCATCCTTTCTCTGTACATGATTAAGGGCCTACAGATATTCCCATCCATAAGCCCATGTTAATATAAATCATCCCTATATTCTGACCCGTTTACTGTATGCCCTGCTGCCGCCTGGCTACTTTGTGACAACCGGGACAAACTGAAAGGTCCATGCTTCATCCCGGATAGATACAATGTTCCCATCCTCATTGATTGCCAGGACTTCAAGCCATATAGGCTTTTCTACAATCTCACGGTTGCTTGCATCCATTCCATCACGCATCTTTATGGCTTTCAGTGCAAGCGCATTTAAGACAATCCCTCCGTGTATCACCTTGAATCCGTTTAAACTAATTCCGTTCATTTCTATCTTCCATTCCTTTCCCACCCGGCAACATATCCATTGCCTGGGCAATCCGTGTTATAAATTCCGTCCGATACTCATAGAACTGGCGGCGGCCACACAAGGCATCCGCTATGTATTCATAGGGCGTATTATATACAATGCTCTCATAAATCCTTTTCTGCATCTGCTGCCTGGCCTGGATGCTCTCAATATTCTGGCAAGAAGAACACAAGGCATCTTCCACAACGGCGGCGGCCATAATGTCAAAGGCACTGGCCTTTCCGGCTTTTATTCTCTTTTTCCGCTTTTCGTTGCCTTGTATGATACTTCTGGCTACTGCCTTAATATCGGCATCCATCCTTTCCAACCTCTGCCCCCCCCTATTCCTCATAGGTCTTTTTCTGCACTTCGGAACGCTCCACCTTTATGCTTTCCTTTGCCATCTTGGAAACCCTTGCCTTTATGCCCTGCCCTACGTCAATCGTGATGCCTTTCATGGCCTTTTCCTCTATGGCATCCACGGCCCGGAACATGATATTTACAACGCTCTGGTCAATGGGCTTTTCCGCCGTGCTGCTGAATAGTTCTTCAATACGGTTCTTTGCTTTCTGCACCCGTTCCTTACTTTCTGCATACTTTTTGGCTTCCTCACACTGGCACCTACACGTCACGGCTTCGTTTACTTCATCCCGGCCCCATCCCATCATGGTATGGACAACGCCGCCCTGGCCGCAAAAGCGGCAATATCCCGTCTGGCTCTCCACGCCCTCCGGCATTTCCCGGCCCTCTTCCTGCTCCATTTCCCTTAAATCCTCTTCTGGTATCGCATGGCCGCCGTCTGTCTTTTTTCTCATGCCTTATCCTCCCCTTTCTTTGCCTGGTTATAGGCATCCATGGCAACGGTAAGCACCGCCGCCGACTGCTCCACGCTCAACTGTGTACCCGTCACCAGAAATGCCAGGTTCTTGTTTATGGTTTCCAACGTATCTTCCAACGTCATGTTCTTTAGCGGCTTCCCGGCGGAAAGGTCTGCAATGGTCTTTATTATCGGCACCTTGAAATATTCGTCTACTGCTGCCATGTTGGCGTTTATGGTGCTTTCTGCCCGTGTCGGCGTGTGCCTTTCACACTTGCGGCAATGCTCCCGGCAGAACATACGCCCCATTGGAACGCCGTCACACTTCCCGTCAATCCACGGGGCGTTTAGGCACTTTGCAAGCGGCATCTTCCCAGGTTCCTGCAAATAGTCCAGGATTTCCGCCTTTGCTTCCTCCGCCCCATGGCATACCGCTGTCTTATAGCCCTGCTGCCGCAACCCTGCCATAAATGCTTCCTGCTCCGGCGTTGCTTTGTTCCGGCCATACTTCATTTCCAGATAAAGGCCGTGGAAATTATGGCTTGCCACGGGCAGACACACATCCGGCACGCCGCTTTTCAGCCCCATGGCCTTTAATACCGCCCCGTTTGTCCTCTTCCCCTCGTTTGGGACGTGGTACATAAGGGAAAGGCACGGCAAGACGTGTGTATTGTTCCCGGCCCACACGAAAAGGGCCATCTGCTCCGTGGTTTCCCCTTTCTTCATGTTCTGCATCCTCATTTTCCAAACCTCCTATTCTTCCTCAATGGCATATTCCCGTTTACGCCGCTTTAGGTCCTCCAACATCCTTTCCAGGATGCCCGTTTCCTCTTCATTCAGCCAGGTATAATATTTTTCAATCATCTTTACGGCATGAAGTTTCCGGGCGTTTTCCTTTTCCTCTTTGGTTGTGTCGGTATCTGACACATTGGCTTCCCTGGTTTCCTCTTCCTTGGTCTTGCGGTGTTTTTTCTCTTCGGCCATGGCCTTTATTTCCTCCGCCCCCATGCCGCCTTTGTCCTCGGAAGCCTTTGCAATCTCTTTTTGGGTTCCCTCGTCTGCCCTGGATGCTTCCATGGCCGCCGTGATGCCCATATTGCCTTTCTGGAACTGTTCTTTCACTTCCGGCGTGGCGTTCTGGTCTATGGTGTTAAGGGTCCTTATCTTTGGCACGCTCTCCCCCATCACCGCCGCCACATAATCCCGGACCCTCTCCCCTGCTTCCAGGACAAGCAAGCCTTCTTTCCGTGCCTGGGTCAATACCTCTTTCCAGTCCGCTGCCTGGGTCATAAGGTCATAATCCGACATTTTGCGGTTGAACGTGTTGCCGATTAAAAGCGCAATCCGAAATTCTATTTCCGTCATATCCTTGTAGCGGCAAGGGACGGTTTCAAACTCTTCTTTCCCCTCTGCCACAAGGATTTTTATACCTCCCAGGCGGCGGTGGCCGGAAACAAGCCAGTATTCCCCATTTACACGCCCCAATACAAGGGGCTGCTGCAACCCGTCCATTTCAATTCCCGTGGCTATTTCCTGCAATTCGTCCATGCTGTATTTATTATGCTCCGTCACAACAATGTCCCGGTAGTCCAGGTTGATTTCCCGGTAATCCTTGTTTTCCCCTACTTCCGCCCTGGTTGCGGCGTTCACGACATCCAGAATATTAAATCCCATCCCTTAACCCCTTTCCCCTGCTGCCAGGTTCCCAAATTTCTGCACATACTCCGCCACAAAGGCTTTATAATCCTGGGCGGCTCCGCTGCGTACACTGTAGCGTGTCGGTGTCTGGTGGTAGAACGTGGCATCCTTGGCCTTTGTGGAATGTCTGATTTTCTGTGAGAAAACAGGGCATCCGCTCTTTGCCCTCAACCAACTTTCCGCCGCTTCGCTTGTGTCCGACTTCTCATAGTCCGTGATAAGCACCCCGGCAATCCTGGCCTTTCGGTTCAACGCCTTAACCTGGTTTATCTGCTCCACCAGTTCTTCCAGACCGTCCAACGAATAGGCATCCAGGCACACGGGAATGATGATTTCATGGGTTGCCACCATGGCGTTTATGACGTTCATCCCCAGGTCCGGCGGATTGTCTATGATGCAATAGTCATATTCCCCGGCAACTTCCCCCAGGGCGGTTTTATAACGGTCATGCTGTGCATGGTCCTGGTCTGCCTTTACGGCAAGTTCCGCCAACTCCATGAAATAGTTGCAAGGTATTACATCCAGTTTTTCATCCTCCGCAATCCCGGAAACCCTCCGAATACTGTTTTCCCCCATGTGGCCGGTCCGCATAATCCGGCACGCTTCCGCCTCCTGGTCCCGGTTGTATACCTCAAACATACGGGAAGCGTTCCCCTGCTTGTCATTGTCAAACAACAATACCCTGCTGCCAGGCCGCTTTCTTTTCTTGTCCCCCTCTGCCAACAGTTCCGCCATGGAAACGGCTGTGGTGGTCTTGGCACACCCACCCTTTAAATTGATGACTGAAACAATCTTCATTTCTTGTTAGGCTCCTTTCGCTTAATCTTCACCATACGGGCGTATATGTAGAACGCCGCATTGATTCCGTTGTACTTAACCTCTGCATCCAGAAATTCAAATCCAGGGTATGCTTTTTCCATCTGGCTTTTCAGTTCTTCATGGTCCCTTGCCATCCGCTCCACATTGCCCTTTTTAAACTTTGAATAGCTTCTTGTCGGCTTGTCCGGCTTTTTAAGGTTCTTTGACGGGCACCATCTTTTTGTCCCGTGTGGGTTCTGTGATATGTATGTGGCAAGCCCGGTTATAAGGAAATCATCATCCGGCTTTATCCTCCTGGTGTTCGGTCTGTCACATTTTCCCCATAGTTCTTCCAGTTCGTCCCGGTCCATCCCGTCCCCGGATAACAGAATATGGAAGTGTGGGCGTTTGTACCCGTCAAAGGCAAGGATATAAATATATTTTGCATTGTCCAACCCGTCTTTTTTCCGGCGGCGGTTTATCCGCTTTATGAAATTGGTTATATCTTTCCTGGCCCTCTCTTCATCACCAGGCAGACAACCATCATTCCATCCAAATGTGGCCCAAATATCACCCTTGCCGAAATTGATATTTGCCAGGCGTATCAGATAACGTCTTGCGTTCTTATCGTTTAGGTTCCGCTGTGACGGCCTGGTTTCCCTCTTCTTTGCCGTTACTGGCATATCCTTTTTATCCTTAAAGGCCGGGTATACCTGGCTTTCCAGTAATACGGTTCCGTTCTGGATGTTCTCCGCCTTGGTGGTGGTAGTCCGATAAAGGCACCCCACCTTTCCATCCTTTAACAGCTTTTCCAACTCCCATTCTTCCAGGGTGTCACACTGTTTTTGGTATGCTTCCTCATAATCGTAATCATCATACAGTTTTTTCATGTTCCCCACCTTTATATGTCAAGCCCCTGCCCTCTTCCCTGCTCCCTGGGTATCTCTCCTTTCCCTCCCCTCCCTCCATCTTCCCATCACCATCACCCACCTATCCCTTTATATCTTCCTATAATTCCCGGGGTGTCCGATATGCTAATACCCATTACAAGGACGGGCAAGGGGCACCGCCCATTTAAAAAATCAGTCCAGAAATCCATCAAACGCTTTCTTTATCAGTGCAAAACCGAACAAGGCCAGGCCGGATATAATCAGCATTGCCGCCGCTACTGCCGCCATAATTATGTAAACTTCCATGTTTTCCGCCTTTCTTTCTATATATGGAAGAAAACCCTTTCTTTCCTCCATATCTTGTGCTATACTGTCCTTGTTAAGTTCCAACCCGGTTGCTTTTGGTGTTCCCCACCTTGCAACCGGGTTTCGCTTTCCCCGTTCATGCTTCCGGCAACTCTCCGAACATACTTTCGTATGTTTCCGTTGCGTAACGCATCAAAAGGGCTTTTGCTTCCTCTTCCTCTATCGCTTCACCATACGTCCTTTGGAAATCTTCCTCATGGGTCAACAGCCAGTTCCCTTTTTCAGATTTCCATAACTCGCAATCATACGTTTTTCCTACTTCTTGCCCCTGGAATACTGCACGCATTAAAGGGCTGTCATTTTTATACCATTTCCTTACTGCTGCCACCCGTTCCATCTTGTCCGTGTCATACTTCATTCCGCCAATCACAAACCGCATCCGGCACCCCAGGATTCCAAACCACGGATGGTTTCATATTTTGTATACAGAATATTTATAAGGTCCTGCTTGTGCCCCGGCGTGATGCACCCGGCGGCTTCCTTTTCATAGATTCTTCCGGCCACATACCCGGCCCGGAAATCCAGTTCCGCCAGGCTCTTGTAATTTTCCAGTTCCCGGTCAATGACCGCCATCATTGCCTTTACTTCCCTAACCTCTGCCAGTTCCGGGCGGATGCCCCGGTGGTTCCTGCTTCCAGTGAAGAGGAACGGCACCGCCTTTTCCCGTTCCACGGCTCCCAATATTACCGCAAGTGCGTTTCCCATGTTAAGTTCCTCGCTTTCTGATTCCTATTTGCCAATATCGTGATATTTCCGGCGGAATTTCTTATATGGCGTTCCCTCTTTCCGGCTACGGCAATAGCCATTCCATTTGTAGCAATCCCTGCATCCCGTCCGGCAATAGTTCAGATATTCCTTTTCAAAACGGCGTTGCCAGTTATGCAAGCGGTCCAATGGTTCTTCCAGGAAAATTCCATACAGCGCACCAATCACACGTTTAATCATCCCGTCCCATTCCTCCCTACTGCTGCAACTTATATTCTTCCACTATGTCCACAACCCGGTCCATGATGCTTTCCAGGGCTTCAATAGGCATTGCCTTATCGTCTATGTAGAAATCCGCATAGACTTTTCTTGTGTCATTCCCCCATCTTTCCATCTGCTCCGGCAACGGCTCATTCACCGCATCAAAGATAATACCCTGCTCTGTACACCATTCCACGGCATCTTTTAAATCCTTTCCGGCCCTGCTTGTCCAGAGGATAATTTTATGGCCGTTGGCTTTCAGCATCTTCACCGCCGCCACAACCTTTGCCTTTGGTCCCACGATTTCCGGGAACCTGGTAACGGCCAGTGTATTGTCAAAATCAACTGCATAAATCGCCATAGTCTTTTCCCTCGCTTTCTGCCTGGCCGTCTGCATCCGCCTGGCTCATTTCATATTTCAACAGCATGGCCGCCACCTGGACCATTTCACAAGCGGCATCCACGGCCTGGCGGTATATCGCCATTGGCTTTGCATCTTCCACCAGGAAACAAGCTATCTTTTTCCCTCTTACTCCATCCCACAACACGGCAAGGGAAGATTCCACGTTTTCCAGGGCTTCCTTTGCTTCCTCCAATTCTTCCAGGGTCACGGCGTAACCCTCATGGCGGCTATTGAATAAAGGGAACCTTTCGTTTGCCCGGTTCAGTTCTGCCTGGGCGGCGGCTTCAACCTCTGCCCTTAACTCATTCATTGCCATGGCTTCCATCCTCCCTTTCCCCGTCCGTGTCCTGGTCCTGCTGCCCGGTTCCGTCTATCGCTTCATAATGACTTCCATCCTCGCACGTTTCACATTCTCCGGCGGTAAATGTTTCACGCATGGCATTGTTTACGCACGTTTCACAACTCCATGTTTCCGTCCTTTTCTTTTCCCCGGCGGCTTCCCTGGCCTTTAACTTTTCCGCATTGTCCAGGATGATTTCATTAAGCCGTTCCCGTTCTGCCAGTTCCACGATATTTTTTAAGGTTTCCACGCCCTTTTCCAACCGCTCTTCATCTGGCAGCATACGCAAGAAACGCCTGGCGGATGTAATCATGCTCTCAATCTCATAGTCCGGGTGTGGTTCCACTTCCGGCAGAATCTCCGGGGCTTCCATCTTCCCGGTAAGCATTTCCCGGACGTACTCATGGGGCACGTTGCACCTGGCCGCATTTCCCATTAACTCCGCCTTTGCCGCTTCCCTCATAAGTTTGTAAAATTCCGTGTACTTCATGTCCACTGTTCCGTCACTTGTGAATACATCTAATAATCCCATGCCCTTTTCCTCTCTTTATATCTGTAA